GCGGAATTAGGTCGGGATCGAAAACGGTAGGTTGGTAAGCCCGCGCGACGGCTGAATACTCATTATTAGTGTTGGCTGAGAAGACGACTGGGGGAAATTGAGGGACACCCCAGACCATGCCAACCTTATTTTCAGTATCTGTGTATTTGGTCCGCGTCATGTCAATTTTGACATTTGCATGCACGGGCGGGTCAGTAGTTTTGGCGGTGGTGGTGGGAAGGTAAATGGGCCTGGCTACTGGAAACATGCCGGCGGCCATACTAGTGCCACGACCATCACGATAATTGCGCATGAATTCAGTGTAGGTGCTATCCTTGCGCACGTAAAGGTACCATATGGTTCCGAGCAGTGCCATTATTATTAAAGACCACTTAGGCACCAACCCAGCACCAAAATGGCGCATAGATTGTTGAATTAAAAACATGTTCCACACCCAGTGGAGAATAAACCCAAAAGGTTTGTTAACCCTCCACATATAATGTATAAACGTCATGGGGGCCCGCAGAACAACAGCTGCCTGCGGGCCGAATTTGAGTGCTGCGCTGACGTATTCCAAGATGACCATTGCGTGGTCAGCGTACGGCACAACCCACTTGATGAGTTCCTCAATGAGGACAACTTGGCCCATGAAGGCTCCAACAACCCAAGGGAACTCATGGAACATGTCAATGAGATCGCTCCAAATAGAGTCGCTCTCAGTTTGGGTTTCCTGGATAAGCCTCCTAGCCCGCCAAAGCGTATCAGGTAGGCTATAAGGTACCCAGGACATGATATAAGAAATCCAAGGCATTTCAACGTAACCGGATGCGGCTCTTTGGGCTCTCCATCTACGGATGGCGTAAATGATGCCCGCCACCGTTGGTATGGTCACGGCGGCAATCCGCTTCCAATTGAAAAATCGAGTAACCTTGAATGCAAGCGCCTGTGCATGATTAAAAAGCGTGTGGCCCCAACGCCTAAGCGCTGAGGTCATCACTTGTTCTTCAGCATCAACATTCCAGAAAAAGCTGAAAACAGCAACAGGCATAACAATTTTGGATCTCATCTGAGCTGACATGCGATATGCCAACAAAATCTTCTTGGTGGTAGCAAGATGAGTGATAAACGATCCAGGGTTCCTTGGTGTCCCAGCAATGCGGTACAATAGTTCATGAAACGCATTTTTGGGAACTGTGACAACCACCTGAGATCTCGTGGTAATGTCAAAATACTCACCAAGGCTAAAAACATTAATTGGGAGATACTCGGTGATTTCAGAGAATTGGGTCTCAATCCGAGCATTTTCCTCAGCAAACAACCCCAAATCAACTTGTCCGTACGTATTGGGGTTGGTCAAAGCCAGAGACATACTAATGTGAATCTCTGGGGCTGGCACCGGGCTAATGAAAAACTCGTAAACATGCGTATGACCGCACGTCCACGAGTGGTGCCAACCTAACGTGCCCGCAGGTGTGTCAACTGCATTGCCAGGGATTCTGAGCCAATCCATGGGGTTGTGTTCATAAGTCTCAGATGGGGTTCTGGCAACGACTACGTCACCTTCTCGCCAATAGACCATCTCATTAAATCCCCCTTCGGGGCCATCAAAATGGTGCAAAACCGCGTGGAGATTGCACTGGTGTTTAACCAGAAAGGCGGCGATATCAGCAGGCGGAAGGTAATACAAAGAGTGTATAGAAACGGCCCCAGCTACTGGGGGGCCGGCATGACACGTGCAAATACCAATGGTGGCATCCTGCATAGTATGGGTGCAAAACCGGGCGGCAGGATTGCGCTGTCGTGCGACCTTGTTACGGTACACATCGGACGGCGTTTTTAGAGGGCAAAGTCCACGGACAAAATCGCGGCCAACATGTTGGTTCATACTGGCCCCGATGTCATAAACAATGCCTTGGATTTTCCACTTGGCATTTCGGGCAAAGATAAAGTTCATACAGAGAAGACGTTCAAGCGCGAGCAATGGGTGCGTGTGTGCTTTCGCATCACGAGCTATCTTGATGTTGCACCCAGCCATTGCACTATAGTCCTCAATCTGTCCATCAGAAAGCTTATAGTCAAACCACGTGGTAGTAGAAAATTTTGATTTGACGTCACCGGCTTCCTGGAGCAAGGCCTCAACCGGAAGGGAATCCTGTTTGGACTCAACCTTGTCCTTCGGTTTTTGGCGGAAAGGTTTAGGCTTGTTCGGGATCAAAGGAGTCTGATCCATGGAAAATGAAACTTTCTTCTCGGACATAGAAGTTTGGGATGTTGTTGAGGGAGGTGAGATCGGACCTCCGAT